GTGCAGGCCTACCTGACCGAGCACGGTCAGACCGTCCAGACCGAGACCATCCGCTCCACCCTGCGCCGCCTACGACCCGCCCCTGACCAGGCGCACGAGGTGGTGCGGCTGGACAGCCGCCGCCCGGCCGGGGCGGTCACCACCCTGGTCTGACCGGCCAACCCGACCGGGCCCGCGGCCAACCCGACCGGGCGGGGGATTGACAGATCGGCCACCGCTGTCACAGTGGATGCCAGCGGGACCGGTCTGCCCCTGCCCCCCGGACCGGCCCGTTCCCCGTTGCGGCCACACAGCCCCCCAGCACCCCACCATGGATGCCGGGGGGCTGTTGTGCGTCCGCGCTGCTGTTCCCCCGGGGGCGCGCCCGCCCACATCGCCGGGGGTGGTCATGACCGAGCACAGACCGCCGACACCAGAGCAGCCCAGGTGGGCGTGCGTGCTGTGCCCGTGCCGATGGCGACGCGGGCAGTGGCAGTGGCGCCCGGCCGACCCCGGGTACCTCACCTGCGCCGACTGCGCCGACCGGCTCAGCACCTGGCTCAGGGAGGTCCGCGACCTCTACGCCGTGCTGGACCCCGCCGGCGTCGCGGGCGAGCACGGCCGCCGCGGCTGGTGCTCACGCTCCCCAGCCTGGGACGTCGTCCTCGCCGTCACCGACCCCCGCGGCACCACCATCGTCCACCCCGGCGACGTGCCCTCCGTCCCCGCCGTCCTCGCCGCCTGGGCTGCCATGATCCGCGACCTACGCGCACTCACACCCCGGCCCGGTGGGGTCGGGGAGCACGTCCAGCTGCTGCTGGACCACCTGCCCTGGATCACCCGCCACCCCTGGGTCACCGACCTGGACATCGAGCTCGGCGAGCTACGCACCTGGGTCCGCCGCGCCGCCGGCGTCACCACCGGCGGCCGCCGCCCCAGCGGCCACTGCCCCGCCTGCGGGCGCCCGGTCTGGGCCCCCACCGACCCCACCGCCACCACCATCACCTGCCCCTGCGGCCAGACCTACCACCGCCAGGACTGGACCAGGCTCCGCACCCCCATTCCCGCATGAGCACCCCACCGGCACCACCACCGCCGGCCGCGCCGGTCCTGGTCGACATCTACGCCGCCGCCGCCCACGCCCGCCTCACCCACAACCTCCAGCTGGCCCCGGCCACCATCCGCCAATGGCTCAGCCGCGGGCACCTGACGCGGCACCCACACACCGCCAACGGCCTGGCGGTGGTCGACCTCAACGAGCTCGACCACCGCCTCACCACCCGCCAGCAAACCCGCCGCCGCGCCTGCCGGGCCGCTCTGACCAGCCCACGCCGCGGCCACCGCGGCCAACCACCCCCCGCCGGAGGTCCACCCATGCAACCCCAGCTGGTGCAGTACATGCTCAACGACTACGACGTCCGGCTCATCACCGCCCAGCACCGCAGCCAGCTGGACGCCGGGACCATGAACGCGCCGTCCGCGGGCGAGACCTACCCCGCCGTCGTGGTGCGCACCTGGCACGGCGGGCTGCTCAACCTGCAGGTGCTGCTCGACGGCAACGTGGCCTACTGGGCCACCAGCCGCCCGTCCGGCACCACCCCCGGCACCTGGTCCACCAGCACACCCACCGACCAGGACGAGCCGGCCCCGTGGCAGGCGATCATGCTCCACTTCCGGCACCGCCACCTACCAGAGCCGCTGCAGGAGATCTCGGCCCAGTGCAGCGCACTGGCACTGGACATGGTGAAACAGCTACCCGACGACCCGGAGCTCCTCGCTGGCCTGCGATGCCTGTTGCAGGCCAAGGACTGCTTCGTCCGGGCCGCCGCCCAAACCATGGACCACCAGCGGTGAGCACCACAGCCCCGGCCAGGCTGGTCGTGCTGTACCCCGCACCCGGCGTGTCCTCCGGCCAGCTGCCGGCCGAGCTGCACGAACGCTGGTGCTACCGCGAGGCACTGCTGGACCAGCTCAGCCGCCGCCCACCGTGGACCGCGGCCCCCACCGGCCGCTACCGCACCCGCGAGACCGACGGCGCCCGCGGTGAGGTCTGGGCCGTGCGCCCGGGCCGCGCCAACCACCACAGCTGCGACCCGGTGGACAGGGGCTGAGCCGCGATGCCACGTGTTGCGATAACTCCGGTGAACACGTTCAACCGGTCGACCGGCGTGAGTCTGCCGGTGGCCGCGTTCCCCGGTGAGATCAACGGCGACGCCACCAACGACCACGAGTTCGCCAATGACGGGCGCACGATCCTGGTGCTGCGCAACTCCAGCGGCGCGACGATCCGCAACGCCGAGGTCGAGTTCGCGCGCGGCGTGGACGGGCGGCTACCAGATCCCGTCGCCTACGCGCTGCCGGTCAGCAGCTGCACGGCCTACGGCCCCTGGCCGGTGGACGACTACGGCAACGTCGTCAAGGTCAACGTGGACCATGCCGATATCAAGCTCGCGCTGATGCGGTTGCCGTGAGCGGGCCGCGGTGCCGCGGGCGCCGAGGTCGTGCGTGCGGTGCGGCCGAGCGGTCCGCGGGTCCTGTCCGGAGTGCCGGCGCGCCGGCGACCAGGCCCGCGGCAGCGCGGCGGGCCGAGGCTACGGGCACGCACACCGGTGCCGGTTCCGGGCCGGTGTGCTGGCCCGGAATCCGGTATGCCGGTGTGAGCAGCCGGGCCGGCACGGCCATGGCGTGCAGTGCACCCGGCCTGCCGAGCACGCCGACCACTACCCGCGGTCGCGGCGTGAGCTGGTCACGGCCGGTCTGGATCCGGATGATCCCCGGTACGGTCGCGGCCTGTGCGCGCCCTGCCATGGCGGTGAGACAGCCCGGCTGCAGCCCGGCGGGTGGCATCGACCTGGGGGGTGACCCCCGGCGCCGGTGGGGTGCTGGACCCCCGGGGAGGGCGCTCGCCGTGTGTACGGGTCTGGCGATCCCCGCCACAGGCTCGGCGACCGGCACCAACGCCCGAGGAGGCCACCCCGATGGGCGGTATGGGTCCACCGCCGGAGCCTGGGCGGCGCCGGCGCAACGCCACCGTCGCGATGACCCAGCTGCCCGCCGAGGGCCGCCAGGGCCCGCCGCCGGCGTGGCCGCTGCCGCCCAACGTGCGGATGGAATCGGCGCTGCGCCGTCTCGGTGAGCGGATCGAGCTGGCGGCCCTGGACGCCAAGGGCAGCGGGGACAAGGCCGCGGCCGCGCAGGACCGGCTGCTGGCGCTGCAGGAGCAGGCGGAGGTCCTCGCCGCCGAACTCAAGCAGATCTACGCCCTGGAGCTGGCGCTGTGGGAACAGCTGTGGGCGATGCCGCAGGCCGTGCTGTGGCAGCGGCAGCGCTGGACCCGGGAGGTCGCCCAGTACGCCCGGTGGAAGGTGCGCGGCGAGCTCGGCGACCTCAACGCCGCCAAGGAGGCCCGGCAGCTGTCCGACCGGCTGCTGCTCACCCCGCTGGCCCTGCTGCGCGGCCGGTGCGAGGTTGTCGCCGACCAGGTCGCGCACCGCCGCACCGGCGCCTCGGCCGGCCGGTCGCGGTCGGCGGCGACCAGGCGCCGCTTGAAGATCGCTGACCCCAACGCCGAGGACCCCGGCGGCTGCGCCGACAGCGCTGGCGATGGCCAGGGCGCTGGCGGCGCCGATACCGGGTAAGCGCCGGTGCCCTGGCGTGGCCCCAGCTACGCCGGCGAGTTCCCCAGCCTCGGCTGGTCGGTGGGCGAATGGATCGAGGCGCACTGCGTCATCCCGGACGGTGACCTCGCCGGTGGGCCGTTCCTGCTCACCGACGACATGTGGCGGTTCCTGGTCTGGCACTACCGGATCCGTCTGGCCGCGGTGCCCGAACGCTGGCAGTCGGCGTGGCAGTTCCGCCGCTCGGCGCTGATCCGGCCGCAGAAGTGGGGCAAGGGCCCGTTCTACGCCGCGATCGGCTGTGCCGAGGCCCGCGCCGAGGTCGTGTTCGACGGGTGGAACGCGGCCGGGGAGCCGGTCGGGCGGCCGTGGCCGACCCCGTGGATCCAGGTCACCGCCCAGTCGGAGGGGCAGACCGACAACATCTGGCGCGCGTTGCAGCCGATGATCGAGGAGGGGCCGCTCGCCGAGGAGATCCCCGACACCGGCCTGACCCGGATCAACCTGCCCGGCGGCGGGCTGATCGAGCCGGTCACCGCCTCCGCCGGCGCCCGGCTCGGGCAGCGCATCACCACTGCGCTGCAGGATGAGACCCACTCGTGGGTGCAGGCCCGCGGCGGGGTGAAGCTGGCAGACACCCAGAAGCGCAACCTGGCCGGCACCGGCGGCCGCGCGTTGGAGTCCAGCAACTCCTGGGATCCGGCGCAACGGTCGGTGGCGCAGTTGACCGCCGAAGCCGCGCGCAAGCAGCGCGACATCCACCTCGATCACATCCTGGCACCGGCGACGTTGTCGTTCCGGGACAAGCGGGCCCGTCGGCGGATCCTGCGGATCGTCTACGGCGATTCCGCCGTGGACCGCGGCGGCTGGGTCGACCTGGACCGCATCGACGCCGAGGCCGTCGAGTTGATGGCCCGCGACCCGGCACAGGCCGAACGGTTCTTCGGCAACCGGGCCGTCGCCGGCGAGCGGCAGTACCTGGCGCCGGAGCTGTGGACCGCGCAGTCCCGGCCGCAGCTGTACCTGCGCCGCGGCGATGCGATCGCGGTGTTCTTCGACGGGTCGATCAACGAGGACTCCACCGTCCTGGTCGCCTGCCGCATCGCCGACGGCCTGATCAGCCCGCTGGCCATGTGGCACAAACCGGACGGGGTGGACGGCGCCACCTGGGAGGTGCCCCGGCCCGAGGTCCACGACATGGTCCGCTGGACCTTCGCCACCTACCGGGTCGTGCTGTTGCAGGGTGACCCGCACGAATGGCGCTCCGAACTCGGCGACTGGGCCGAGCGCTACGGCGGCCCCCAGCAGCGGGTGCGGGAGCTGCCCACCCACCTGCCCACCCGGTGGGGCCCGTACTGCGACCGGTTCGCCGTCGACGTGCGCACCGGCAAGGTCATCCACGACGGCGACAAGGACCTGGCCGACCACGTCGCCAACGCCCGCAAGGCCAAGCGCGGCGCGTTCACCGTGGTGGTCAAGGAGACCGAGGACTCGCCACTGAAGATCGACGGTTGCGTCGGCGCGATCGGCGCCTGGGAGACCCGCCGCTTCGCCATCGAACACGGCCTGGTCAACGCCGACGAGCACTACGCCTACACCGCTTAGGAGGCAACGTGGTCGACGCAGCGCGCGCGGCCGCGATCACCAACGACTTGTCCGACACCGTCGCGCTGCGCACCACCTCGGCTAATAGGGCCCGCGACTACTACGAGGGGCGGCAGCGCCTCAAGTTCGCCAGCAAATCCTTTTCGGACTACTTCGCCGATCGGTACCGCGACTTCGCCGACAACTGGTGCCTGCCGGTAGCGGATGCGCCCACCGAGCGACTGGTGCCGATCGGCATCCGTCCCGGCCAGGCCGGCGACGGCCAGACCCCGAGGGCGGATGCGGACCTGTGGCGGGTGTGGCTGGCCAACGACGCCGACGCCGGCGTTGGCTTGGCGCTGCTCGACGCGATCATCGCCCGCCGCTCCTACGCCCTGGTGTGGGGCAACGACACCGACCCCGATACTCCGGAGATCACGTTCGAGTCGGCGACCGAGGCGATCGTCGGCTATGAGCCGGGCAGCCGCACCCGCCGGGCCGCCGGCCTGAAGACCTGGTGTGACGACACGCTGGAGTATGCCACCTTGTTCCTGCCCGCTGAGGTGTGGCGCTTCGACCGGCCCCGGACACGGCTGGACCAGACCAAGCTGCTCGACCGGTTCGGCAACCCGCTACGCGACTCGTTGCTGCCCGGCGGGTGGCAGCTGCGTGAGCTGGCCCACGAGCCCAACCCCAAGCCGAACCCGATGGGTGAGGTGCCGCTGGTCGAGCTGCCCAACCGGCCAGTGCTGTCCGGGGAGCCGCTGAGCGACATCGCCGGTGTGATGGCCATGCAGGACGCGGTGAATTTGTTGTGGTCGCTGCTGTTCACCGCCGCCGACTACGCGTCATTCCCGCAGCGGATCGTGATCGGCGCCGAGCGGCCGACTACACCGATCCTGGACGCCACCGGCCAGGTCATCGGCAAGCGACCGGTGCCGCTGGAGAAGTTCGCGATCGACAAGGTCCTCTGGCTCACCGACCCGGCCGTGAAGATCGAGGAGTGGTCGGCGGCCAACCTCGACCAGTACACCCAGATCATCGAGACCGCGATCGGGCATATCGCCGCGCAGACCCGCACCCCGCAGCACTACCTGATCGGCAAGATGGCCAACCTGTCCGCGGACGCACTCAAGGCCGCCGAGACCGGCCTGGTGATGCGCACCAAGGAGAAGCAGCTCTACCAGGGCAAAGCGCTGCGCGAGGTGTTCCGGCTGGTCGCCGTCGCCCAACACCAGCCAGCCAAGGCGAAGGCGCTGCGGTCCGGGACGGTGCTGTGGCGCGACGCCGAGTCCCGTTCCGAGGCGCAGCTGGTCGACGCGCTGCTCAAACTGTCCCAGCTCGGCTTCCCGTTCGAGTGGCTGTGCGAGCGTTACGGCCTGGACCCCGCCGAGATCACCCGCGTCCTGGCGATGCGGGCGACCGAGCTGGACCGGGTCCTCGCCGGTGACCCGGCCGCGCTCACCGGACCCAAGCCACCGCTGCCGGCGGACCTGCCACCCGAGTTGGTCGCGGCGCTGCCATGACCAGCGTGCTGGCCGACCAGCACTACCGGGCGCAGCAGCGCCTGAGCAGGCAGGCGGCCCAGCAGGTGCAGACCCTGTGGAACACCGTCGCCGGCGAGACCGACGTCCGCGCCGGGTTCACCCGCGTGCTGCCGCGCCTGGTCGCGATCGTCGCGGCGGCGCAGCTGCTCGCCGCCGCCCAGGCCGACACCCACGCCAGCGCCGAGCTCGCCGACGACGACCAGCAGCTCGCCGGCCCGGTCGACGCGGCCATGCTCGCCGGGGTCGCCTCCGACGGCCGCACGCTGCAGGCGCTGCTCGCCGGCGGCCTGGTCGCGTTCAGCCTCGGCCACCGCGCCGGCCTGACCCGCTCCGAGGCGCTGCTGCGCGGCGAGCACCGCCTGGTGCTCGCCGCCGCGACGCAGGTGGCCGACGCCGGCCGCGCCGCCGACGGAGTCGCGGTCATCAGCCACGGCGCCGCCGGCTACCACCGCCAACTGGTGCCGCCGGCGTGCGGGCGCTGCGCCATCCTGGCCGGCCGGTTCTACCGGTGGAACGCGGCATTTCGCCGGCATCCCCGGTGTGACTGCACCTACGCACCCACCGCTGACGCCGGCGCGCCGAGCACCTTCGACCCGGCCGCGTACTTCGCCAGCCTCACCGCGACGGAACAGGACCGGCTGTTCGGGCCGGCGGCCGCGCAGGCCATCCGCGACGGCGCCGACCCTGCCCAGGTCGTCAACGCCGCCCGCGGCACCGACACCGCCACCAGGCCCGGCACCACCACACAGGGCACCACCCGCCGCGGGTGGTACGCCTACGTGCAACGCGCCCTGGACCCCGACAGCGGATTCGCCAGGGCCGCCGGCACCCGGCTGGCCCGGACGACCACCCCGCGGCTGATGCCCGAGCAGATCTACGCGCGGGCCCGCGACCGGGGGCAGGCGCTGCGGCTGCTCAAGGCCAACGGCTATTTCCTCGACGGCGCCGCCGCCGGCCCGCACCCCCTGGCTCGGCTCGCCGCCGAGCTGCTCGCCACCTGACCGCAACGGATCAGGAACCCACCCCGCAACGGGAGAAGAACGCGATGACCGCACCCGACCCGAACGCCCAGCCCAACGCCGGCGCCGCCAAGCCCGACGACACCACCACCGGCACCCCGCCCGCCGGTGCCGGCCCTACCGACGGTGGCGAGCCGGCCGGTGCCGACGCGCTCGGCGAGCCGGGCAAGAAGGCTCTGGACGCCATGAAGGCCGAGCGCAACGCGGCCCGCCAGCAGTCCCGCGCCGTCGTCGACGCGCTGGCCGACGCCTTCGGGAAAACCCCGGAGCAAGTCCGGGAGATGATCACCGCTGGCAAGCTCGGCGAGCTCGCGCCGAAGCCGGCCACGACCGGCGGCGAGCCGGCGTCCGCCGCGGCGGACGTGCAGCGGCAGATCACCGAGGCGAAGCGCAACGCCGCCAAAGCCGCCACCGCGCGCATCCTCAAGGCCGAGCTCAAAGCCGCGGCCGCGGGCAAGCTCGCCGATCCCAGCGACGTCGCCCTGATCGACCAGAGCAAGTTCACCGTCGACGACGACGGCGACGTGGACCCGGAGGAGATCGCCGCGGCGATCGACGACCTGGTCAAGCGCAAGCCGCACCTCGCCGCGCAACGCGGCCCCACCTTCGGCACCGCTGACGCCGGGGTCCGCAACGGCTCCAAGCCAGGCCAGCTCACCGAGGCAGACCTCAAACGCATGACGCCAGAGCAGATCGTGGCGGCTCACGACAAGGGCCAGCTGGTCGACCTGCTCGGCACATAAACCCGGAGGAGCCCCTGTCATGTCCATCGCCCGTTTCCGGCCGGAGATCTGGTCGGCGCGTCTGCTGGTCGCGCTGCGCAAGGCCCTGGTCTACGCCGGGCCTACCGTGGTCAACCGCGACTGGGAAGGCGAGATCCGCCAGGCCGGCGACACCGTGCGGATTACCTCGATCAGCGACCCGACGATCGGTAACTACGTGCCGAACGTGACCGTGATCGTCCCCGAGGAACTCAACGACGCGCAGCGCACCCTGCTGGTCGACCAGTCGAAGTACTTCGCCTTCAAGGTCGACGACGTGGACGCCCGCCAGGCCGCCGGCAACGTGCTGACCGAGGCGATGACCCGCGCCGCGTACAAGCTGCGCGACACCGTCGACCAGTACATCGCCAACCTCTACACCCAGGCGCAGGCCGCCAACCAGCTCGGCACCGTGTCAGTGCCGGCCGGCACCCCGACCGCGTTCTACGACTCGGTACTCGTGCCGCTGGGTGTGAAGCTGGACGAGGCGAACGTGCCCAGCGAAGGCCGCTGGTGCGTCGTCCCGCCGTGGCTCAAGGGCCGCGCCCAGAGAGACGACCGGTTCGTTCGGGTCGACGCCTCCGGCAGCAGCGAAACCCTGCGCAACGGGATCATCGGTCGCGCCGCCGGGTTCGACGTCCTGCAGTCCAACAACTCCCCGCTGGTCACCGGCGACGACTACGCCGTGTCAGCGGGCACCGACGCCGCGATCAGCCTGGCCGAGCAGATCAACAAGACCGAGGCCTACCGGCCGGAAAGCTCGTTCGCCGACGCGGTCAAGGGCCTACTGCTGTTCGGCGCCAAGGTCGTCCGCCCCGAGGCGCTGGCCACCGCCATCGTCTCCCAGACCTGACC